CACAATACTCTTTTAGTATCTGATGAGATTCAATAGAAATCTTAATATTTTTTATTTTCTTTGGGGTTTTTTTCATAAAGCAGAAAAAAGGCAGAATTTATTCATACCATATTATAAATATAAGCGGTATAATAAGATTTTTGAAAAAATCAACAATATTTATGTATAAAAATAAAACCTTAAAAAGAAAAAAATAATTAGTAATGGCAACATCCAATAAAGTATTCGTTTCACCTGGAGTATACACTTCAGAACGTGATTTATCATTTGTAGCACAAAGCGTAGGTGTTACTACATTAGGTATTGTGGGAGAAACATTAAAAGGTCCCGCTTTCGAACCTATATTCATAACAAATTTTGATGAGTTCCAAGCAGTGTTTGGAGGAACATTACCTGAAAAATTTGTTAACACTCAAATTCCAAAATACGAAGCGGCTTATATCGCTAAATCTTATTTACAACAATCAAATCAGTTGTTTGTAACAAGAGTGTTAGGTTTGTCGGGTTATGATGCGGGTCCGTCTTGGTCAATTATTTCAGTTGCTAACGTAAATGGAGTTACTGTTGAACAAGATAGTACTGTATCTCCTGTTACTGTTACATTTACAGGAAGTACAGGTACAACTGCAGTATCATTTGGTTCGTTCTCTTCAGCAATATTTAATAATGACTTAAATGACGCTCAAACATTATCGGGTGGTTCTACAACTACAATTCAATCACAGATTAACACTTTTGTTAAATCAGTAATGAGTAGTCAATCAACAAGTGGAACTTCAGCTTATGTGTTTGGTACTTTGGATGATACAACATATAATACCTTAACAGGTGCTGGATATACAGGTTTAACTAACGTATGGAATGTACCATCAATGAAAGATGCTAATACTTCATATTCAAGTAGAAACAATGATTTTTGGTATTATTCACAGTTTGACCCAACAACAGGTAATAACTACAGTGGTTATTCATTCAGTGTTGCGGTTGGTTCGTTATCGGGTAGTGCTTTTGGTACTGTAGGACAATTTTCAGGTTCAGTTACAATATCCGCAAGTACACAAGTTGGTACCGCATTTACAGATTGGAATAATGTTGTTTTAGCAACTTTACGTTCAAGAGGTATTTCACCTTATAGTGACTCAACAAATCCTGATTATCAAGTTACAGGTTCAACAGATGTAATTATTGATTTGTCAGGTGTTTATTCAGGAACAACAAAAACACCTTATGGGGCATTTGCAATTTCAGGTATAACATATGAAGGTGAAACATTTAACTTTAAAACATCACTTGATGAGACAGATACAAATTATGTTTCAAAAGTATTTGGATTATCTAACTTCGGAAAAAATAGAACTGATGTTCCTTTATTTGTTGAAGAAGAATATAGTAGTATGTTAAACTATGGATACAAAATGGGTTATGTTAGAGGTATTGGTAGTTCTTTAGTTGATTTACCATCGGCTCAAGATGACAATTCAACAAACACATCAATTGGTTGGTATTTAGAACAATATCAAACACCTGAAACACCATATCTTGTTTCCGAATTACGTGGTAACACAGTTTACGACTTATTTAAATTTATATCAATTTCTGACGGTAACGCAGCAAACGCTGAAATAAAAATTTCAATTTTGAATGTTTCTTTTAATAACGGAACTTTTGATGTTGGAATTAGAAGTTTTGATGATACAGACCAAAATCCTGTTTTCTTAGAAAAGTTTACAAATTGTTCTATGAACCCAGCTAACAATAGTTTCATTGGTGTTAAAATAGGAACTAGTGATGGTGAATATCAGGTTCGTTCTAAATATGTAATGTTAGAATTAAATCCTGAAGCACCTGTAGACGCATTACCTTGTGGATTTAGAGGTTACCCATTAAGAACATATAGCGGTGTAAATTCACCATTCCCAATATATAAAACACAATATGAAACTACAGGAGAACCAACATTCTATCCACCATTTGGTTCACAACAAGTAAGTTCAGGAGATAAGATAAACAGAACATACTTAGGTATATCCAATACTGTTGGTATCGACCAAACATATTTTGATTACAAAGGTAAACAAAATCCTAATGATTTGGCAACTGCAACAAGTTCAAATCCTTGGGCATATTTGTCAAAAGGTTACCATTTAGACTCAGGAGCAACTGTTGTTACAATACCTAACACATATAGTACTTCAGGTACTTCAGCATTTGAAGTTGGTAACTATCCGTTTACTTCAGAACCAACAGACCCAACAAGTCCATATTATAGACTTAGTGGTAGAAAATTCACTTTGGTTCCTGCTGGTGGTTTTGATGGTTGGGATATCTACAGAGAATACAGAACAAACGGTGATAACTTTATTGTTGGTGGTTCAGGTTTCTTAAGAGGTTTCGCACCAACATCACAATTCCCTACCGCTACAGGTTGGGGGGCGTTCAAGAAAATAACAGTTCAAGGAAACTCAACTGATTGGGCGAACACTGATTATTACGCATACTTGTTAGGTCAACAGACATTCGCAAACCCACAAGCGGTTAACATTAACATATTTGTAACTCCAGGTATTGATTTCGTATCAAACTCAAATCTTGTAGAAGATGCTATTGATATGATTGAAAATGAAAGAGCGGATTCATTATACATTATGACATGTCCTGACTACAACATGTTTGTTCCTACGAGTACAAATGTAAACGACGCATACTTCCCACAAGAAGCGGTAGATAATTTGGAAAATACTGGAATAGATTCTAACTATACTTGTACATATTATCCTTGGGTATTAACAAGGGATACAGTAAACAACACACAAATTTACCTTCCACCAACTGCGGAAGTTTGTAGAAACTTGGCTTTAACTGACAACATAGCATTCCCTTGGTTCGCATCTGCGGGTTACACAAGAGGTTTAGTGAATTCAATTAAAGCAAGAAAGAAACTAACTCAAGAAGATAGAGATGTACTTTATCAAGGTCATATTAACCCAATTGCAACATTCTCTGATGTTGGAACAGTTATTTGGGGTAACAAGACAACTCAAATCGCTGAATCAGCACTTGATAGAATTAACGTTAGAAGATTGTTGTTACAAGCTCGTAAGTTAATTTCAGCAGTTGCGGTTAGATTGTTGTTTGAACAAAATGATGATAAAGTAAGACAAGATTTCTTGGATTCTGTTAACCCAATATTAGATTCAATTAGACGAGATAGAGGTTTGATTGACTTTAGAGTTGTTGTTACAAACACACCTGAAGACTTAGACAGAAACCAAATGACAGGTAAGATTTACCTTAAACCAACAAAAGCTCTTGAATTCATTGATATTGAATTCTTGATTACACCATCAGGAGCATCATTTGAAAACATTTAATAAATTATGGGGGTGAGATTTTTCTTACCCCCAACTATTTAAAATAAAAGAAATATGAAATTCACAAAAAAAACATTGTTTGAAAACGTTAATGTAAAAACAGACGGTAAAAAAACTTATTCTGACAAACCACAATCTGTAATAGTTACAGAATCACAATTAGAAAGAATTATTCAAAAACTTATTGGTAAAAAATGATTTTAGAAAAAATTGTTAGAAAAAATTTATTACGTATTTATGAAGGTTTAGACCCTGAAAAGTTACCTGACAACAAATACTATGCTTTTGATTGGGATGATAATGTAATGAACATGCCAACAAAGATTATGGTGGTAGATAATGAAGGTAATGAATTGGGTATATCTACTGAAGATTTTGCAGAATATAGACATCAATTAGGTAAAGAACCTTTTGTATATAACGGTAAAAACGTAGTTGGTTATGCATCAAATCCTTTCAGAAACTTCAGAGGTGAAGGGGAACAACAATTTTTGGAAGATGTATTGGTGGCAAGTTTTGGTCCATCATGGGACGATTTTGTTGAGTGTATCAATGGAGGGTCAATTTTTGCAATAATTACCGCAAGGGGTCACAACCCTGAGATTTTAAAAGAAGCGGTGTACCGTTTAATTAAAAACGATATTGGTGGTTTGGACCAAGAAAAATTAGTTCAATCACTTAAAGACTATAGAGAATTATCAGGTGAAGATATTAAAGATGACGAAACATTAATAAAAGAATATTTGGATATGTGTAAATTCCATCCTGTTTCATTTGGTACAGGAGCTGAAGCAAATCCTGAAGAAGGGAAAATCGTTGCTTTGAGGGATTTTATTTCATATGTAAAAAAGTTGTCAATGGATTTGGGTGGGAAAGTATTGTTCAAAAATGACGTGTCCAATAATTTTGTGATACCAAAAATAGGGTTTTCTGACGACGACTTAAAAAACATAGAAAAAGTTAAGGAGTTCTTAGCTAAAGAATTTGGTAAAGAAAGCCCAGTACAAACATATTTAACTAAATCTAATATAAAAACTAGATATTAAATAAATAATTAACTAATAAACTAGAACGCCTAGGAAATATATGACGAAAAAAACCAAATAGTCAATATTTATAAGAAAAATAAACTAAAATAAAATAAAAAATAATAGAAATAAGATATGGCTGATTTATTAATGAAAATGCCCGACCCATACGAACCGAAACGAATCAATCGATTTATTCTTACGTTTCCATCTTCTTTGGGTATTAATTCTTGGTATGTTGAATCAACAGCACGTCCAAGTATAACAATAAAATCAACAGAAATACCATTTTTGAACACAAAAACATATGTTGCGGGTCAATTTGAATGGGGTGAAATTAATGTTACATTCCGTGACCCTATTGGACCATCAGCAGCACAGGCATTGATGGAATGGGTACGTTTACACGCTGAATCAGTTACAGGTCGTATGGGATATGCTGCGGGGTATAAAAAAGACATTACATTAGAAATGTTAGACCCAACTGGAGTTGCGGTTGAAAAATGGATAATGCAAGGTTGTTTTTTAACTAAAGCTGATTTCCAAGGATTGGATTATGGACAAGACGGTTTACAAAAAATACAAGTTTCTATGAGACCTGACCGTTGTATTTTGGTTTATTAATATTTACAAAAAATATATTTTATTTATATTTAAAGCCAGGACTAACCCTGGCTTTTTTTTATGAATAACGAAAAAGAATACGGACAAATGAATTTTAACCTACCACACGATGTGGTACCACTTCCTTCACAAGGAATTTTTTACAAAAATAAAAAGAAAACTGTTAAAGTAGGTTATTTAACCGCATTAGATGAAAATTTATTATTATCTAATAATTTTGGTGGTTCAGATTTAATTTCACAATTATTAAGAAATAAAGTTTTTGAACCTGACTTAAGAATTGATGATATGTTAACGGGAGACATTGAAGCAATTTTATTATTTTTAAGAAACACAGCATTCGGGACAAACTATGGTGTTTCCGTTTTAGACCCAATAACAGGAAAAAGGTTTGAATCAGTTGTTGATTTAAGTGAAATGAACATAAAAAAAGTAGAACAAAAACCAGACGAACACGGATTTTTTACCACAGTTTTACCAACATCAAATGACACGGTTCAAATTAAGTTATTAACTTACGGTGAAGAAGCAATAATAGATAAAGAATTAAGTGTTTATCCAAACGGAATAACAAAACCAATAATTACAAGAAAATTAGAATCTCAAATAGTTTCAGTTAATGGTTCTACAGATAGGAATATGATATCAACATATATTACAATGATGCCAATCGCTGATTCAAAATTTATTAGAAAATTTTCATCTGACGTTGAACCAAGATTAGATTTAAACAAAAAAATACAAACCCCGTCAGGAGAACTAATTGATGTTGCCATCAATTTTGGGGTAGAGTTTTTTCGGCCTTTCTTCGCAATATAGTAAAGTAATATTAGACGAATTATATTTTTTAATTAAAGACGGATTTACATATTCCGACTTAATGTCAATGCCCACATATCAAAGAAAATATTTTTTGGGTAAAATATTGGAAAGACACGATATAGACAAATAACTAAAAAAAATAATATTGTCTATTTATTATTATGATGTTACAAACACCTGACCCCAATAAAATTCAAGAAACCCAAGGATTATACACCAAATTAGAAGGTACTATAAAATCTGCTGGTAATTTACAAAAAAATTTAATAAGTGGTTTTAAAGAATTAGTTGATAACGTATCTAAATTTGATGATGAGTTAATTAAAGCATCAAGAAGTTTAGGACAGAGTATGGAATATGCTCAAAGTTTAGAACAAAGACTTGGAAGAGTATCACAAAAAATGATTCAAATAGGATACGATTCAAATGACGTTATTGCGTTATTTAAATCAATGTCTGACCAAATTGGTAGAACAGTTGATTTTTCTGAGAAAGCTTTATTTAATATGGCTCTTCTTAAGAGGGTTGGTGTTGCGGATGAATCAATCAAAAGTTTTAATAAATTATTTGATAGTATTGGTGGAACATTTGAAGAAGCGACAATATTACAAATGGATTTGGTAAATCAAGCCAAAAGTTACGGATTAAATGTTGGTCAATTTATGACTAGTGTTGCAGGACAATTAACAAAAATTAATCAGTACGGGTTTCCAAATGGTGTTAAAGATTTGGGTGAAATGGTTGCAAAGTCCAAATTATTAGGCGGTAATATAGAATTAGCGGCAGGATTAGCCGATAAAATAATGGGGAGTCCTGAAACGGCATTAGACTTGGCTGCTCAATTACAAACATTAGGTGGTTCATTCGCGTCATTAGGCGACCCAATGGAATTACTTTTTTTGGCACAAAATGACTTGGCAGGTTTAAATGACAAACTAATGGATGCAACTAAAGGACTTGCAACATTCAATAAAGAAACAGGACAGTTTGAAATTGGTATTAATGAACGTATAAGAATAGGTAAAGTTGCGAGTGCATTTGGTACTGATTCCAAATCAATTATAGAAAACGCTACAAAACTTGCTAAACAACAAGAAATTATAAAACAATTTGATTTGTCAGGCGCTTTTAAAGGTATAAAACCTGAAGACCAACAAACTTTGGCCGCTTTTGCTCAAATTGGTAAGGGAGGTAAAGTAACAATTGAAGGTCAATCATTAGAAGAATTTACAAGAAGTGGTCCAAAAGCAATGAACGACCTTCTTGAAAAATTAAAAGGAACTGGAAGTAATTTACTTACACAAGAAGATGGTATTAAAAATAATATAAATGTAACACAACAACAATCTTCAATACTTGAAAAGGTAAACATACAACAACAACAATATAATGATACATTAAGTTTAGCCGCAATAACAACAGGAAACTTTAACAAGGTTTTAGAAACCGCGTCAACTCAACTTGTTAATTTATATAAAGTTGGTACATTGTCTAAAGGAATTGCAGAAGCGTCTGTTAGTGATTTAATTGGTAAAGCTAAAACTCAATTGGGCTCACTAACCGCTAGTACTGAGTCTAATGGTAATATCGGACTTGATAAATTAGTAGAAATATTAAGCGCGACTGCGGCAGCTAAAGGTACAAATACAAATATTGAAGTTACATCCAAAGAACCGATTAAAATTGAAATTACATCGGCGTTTAATATTGATGAGGTTGTTAGAGGAGCATTGGAAAAAGCGATGAATCAAAAGATAAAAGATGCGGTAATAGAACAAACTACTGGTAAAACTGGTGCCGCAGTACCATATGCTAGCGGGAAATCGGGAACTTCAAATTAAAAATAAAAATTAAAAAAAATAAACCTAATCTATTTATTAAAAAAATAGAAAAATGACATCAAGTCCATTATCGTTTTCTGCGACACAAAGTCTAAGATTAAAACTTATGGCTATGAACTTAGAACCTTACTTCGTTAAGGAATCTAGTGCACCACAAATAAATAGGGCTGATGTCGGTACAAAAGAAACACAGTGGATTGAAAGTCCATTGGTAAATCAACCTGATTTAGATAATGTTGGTTTACTACCACAAGCAAAATTAAATATATTAAATCAATATGGTCCTGAAAATGGTAGAGGTCCTAATGCTTTATTTAAAAATTTAGGTACAAAATCAAACCAAGGACCTTTTAATTTTCAAACTGATAGTACGTCTAAGTTTGCCGAATCAGAACAAGAACAAAAAGAATTGTTAGTTCTTAATAGATTTGGACCGCAAGACGGGTGGAGTGACGCTTCATCGGAATTGGAAGTATCGATTCTTGAACCAACAATCAGAGATGAGTATGTTTCAGACAGTACAAAGCCAAATTTATTTAGACCATCATCTTATTCTTCATCACAAATATTATTAGATAAAGACCCAACAGGTTCAGACGGATTACTATCACAAGATTCGGTATTAACACAATTAGCTGCAACAAAACTAAGAAGTTTATTTGAAGAATCAATCGCGTATGAAATTCAACAAGAAACCGTTGGTAGAGCTAACGGTGTAGCGGCATTAAAAGACCCTTATTTGGGACTTAAAATAGCTGTAGGTAGGTCACCATTAATTGAACCCGATTGGAACGTCACAGTACCTGATACGGTAATAGGAACTGCAGCAGATTTCATTTCAAGAATTACTGGTGTATATTCACCGTTCTCATATATTCCTGGTGATTATTTTTCACCTGTACAACCAACAAGTCTTTTAAATCAGGCAGTAAATTTTGTAACGGGTTTATTTGGTTTTCCAAATGTTTTACCAACAAGAAAAACCGCTTCAGATATTTTTTTAGCGTATACAGGACAAGGAACCAAAAAGTTATTATTTGGTAGTCTCGCATTAAATAGATTCGTACCTGATTATAGATTCAACTTTATTAATCAAGTTGGTTTATTCGCGCCAAGACCAAATTATTATATTGGAAGTAGAACTTCAGACCCATTAGATATTGTTTCACCTTCAGGTGAAGTACCCGTAAACGAATATGGTGAAGAAGTAGAAACAAATGTATATGGACCGAGTTTACTTGGAAATCTTTATGAAAATGATATTGAATTCAAATTTGGATTAAACGGTACATCTACAATTGATGGTGGAGGTATTCAAGGAGGATTTACTTGGGTTTCACCAAAATATAAAGGAAACGCTGGTTTTAAAGTGGGTAAAGGTGGTGATGCAAAAGGATTTGACCAAAACTTCCCACCAATATCCGCACAATATAATAATTCAGAATCTACACAATATGCATTAAGAAAAGGTTCTATTTTAGATGAAACACAAAGGTTAATTAATTCACAACCTGGCGGTCAAAAAAGGTTACAACACGTTGGTAATGCAATTGACCAAGTATCTAAAGTTTTTAATGATGGATATAAAGAAATAACAAAAGGTTCAAGAGTTATAAGATATGTTGATAATAATGGAACTTTTGTGGGTGAAGAATACGGTAGAGTTTTTGCCAAAGATATTCCATATTATGAAAATTCTAAATTACAGAAGATTGATGGAAATATTAGAAAAAATCCATATTCTATTTTAGATAAAACATATAACTTAAATATGTACCCAACTTTAGGTCCTGACTCAACATCAATTGAAGGCGGTAGGGTTAAAAAATATATGGTATCAATTGAAAACCTTGCGTGGAGGACTTCAAGAAGACCAGGATTAACATATGCTGATTTACCTGAAAGCGAAAAAGGTCCAAACGGAGGTAGAATTATGTGGTTCCCACCATATGATTTAGGATTTTCAGATAACTCTACTGTTTCTTGGGAGCCAAATACATTCTTAGGAAGACCTGAAGACATTTATACATATAAAGGAACATCAAGAGGTGGTAGTTTATCATTTAAAATGGTTGTTGACCACCCATCAATTATGAATTTAGTTGTTAATCAAGTATTATCAAACTCAAGTTCTAGCGTAGTTGCTGACCAAGTTTTAGAATCTTTCTTTGCAGGACTTACAAAATTCGACGTTTATGAATTAGGTAAAAGATATCAAAACTTTTCAATTACAGAATTACAACAATTACAAGACACTATTAATAAATCAAGTGACCCTGAAAAAATAAAACAAGCGGTAACATCAAATTTAAATAAAGGTGGTACAGGTGCTGGTGGACCTATGACATCCAATTCTTCAGTTGGTACTCAGGATTATAAACCACAACTTACACAGTATATTAACAATTCTCAATTTTATTTTGACTACAACCAAACAGGTGGTGCGTCATACAATGAATCATTGACATCATATGAATCAAATCCACAATTTGTTTCTATAGAACAATCTCAAAAAACACAAGTAGAGAATTCTAAAAATGTATTAACAAATTTAGCCAATAAAGTAAAAGAAATTTTAAACGTTAATCCAAACGTTAAAATTACTATTGTACTTAAATCAAACAGTTCATTTAATGAATCAACAAGTGTCAAGGACTCAAGAAATTCTTGTATAGAACAAAGTATTTTAAACATTGTTGGTACCAACCCTAATTTAACCATTACTAAAACAAGTGGTGCGGATAATGATACAATTGCCCCACAGACAGTACCTTGTAATACAAACACATTAAATAATTATGATGTTGTATCCGTAGGATGTAGAAGAGTTGTTATACAAGATATTATAGAAATACCATTACCTAACATTACAAATCCAAATGGTGGAGTAGTTACAAGCCCATCAACAGTTGTTGGAAATATTGGTTCACAAAACACATTACTTAATCAACTTAATAACGCATCAAGTAATCAGGCAAGAAACCAATTACAAACAATATCTAAAGAAGTTTTAAGAAAATTGTTAAATGAATCAAATTACTTCCAATTCGTAAAAGAAAGCAATCCTTATGTTTACGATTCACTAAGAGAAAAACTTAAATTTTTTCACCCCGCTTTTCACTCTACAACACCTGAAGGACTTAACTCAAGATTAACATTCTTAATGCAATGTACAAGACCTGGTGATACAATACCAACTAAAAAAAGTGACGGTACTTTTATTGATAAAGACGCAAGAAACACTGCGTTCGGAGCACCACCTGTTTGTGTTATAAGAATTGGTGACTTCTATCATACCAAAGCAATTATTAATAGTGTTAGATTTACATATGATGAAAAAACATTGGATTTAAATCCCGAGGGTATCGGTGTTCAACCAATGATTGTAAGTGTTAGTGTTGAATTCAATTTTATTGGTGGTCAAAGTTTAAGAGGACCTGTGGAAGAATTACAAAACGCATTATCATTTAATTTCTTTGCTAATACTGAAATGTACGATGAAAGGGCAACTGTGTTGGATGTTTCAGCATATGATAAAGAATTTATTGACAAAACCGAAGAAACTGGTGATACCGCAAGAAATACTAATGGTGATTATAGTGCTGAAGGCGGTGAATTTATTGGTAAATTAAAAGGTGAATTAAAATTTAGTGCAACTACAGGCGAAAACGATTACCAAAACATTGTAGAAACATTATTAGATGTTTCCGAAGAAACATATGATTCAACTTATGATAAATTACTTCAAGTTTTTAATGAATATAATTGGATTATATTACAAATATATACCACAAATAGAATTTACGGAACAGGTAAATTAGAATCACAAGACGTTCAAATTTTTGGAAAATCGGAAGGATATACCGATAAAATAAATGAATTATTTGATAATTTAAAAACAAGTATAAGTAATAAGGATTTAACTTTATTCAAAGTACCTAGTCTTGTAAATGATGTAAATAAAACATCCATTTTACAAACACAATTAAACAATTTAGTTGATTCAAAAAGAGCTTCATTTATAGATAATTTAGATTCTGCAACAAACGACCTTTCACAATCTCAAATACCTTATGTTAGAGTAATTGACAAATTAAATTTCCTTTCAGGAAATGCCGACGGTATTGTAGATAAAACAGGTATTGCTAAAATTTATAATACAATATCCGCAACTACAATAACCGATTTAGTAACAGATACAAAATTAATTGTTCAGTCTACAGGAAAACAAATAGACGATTTAAAATCAACAACAACACAAATAATACCAGACACAACTAATTATAGTTTTGATAGTATTAATACGATAGGTACTACATTTGATAATAATGCGGACAAACAGTTTTGTACTATCTTTAGTAAAGACTTAATTTTAGATTTTACTACAATTCAAACTCAAGTTTTAGGTGAACTAAATACTAAACCATTTAATACCGAATTAACAAAAGTTTTGAGAGACAACTATCAAACTAAATGTAAACAATTATCAACTGATGGAAAAAAACGATTCAAAAAAGAAAAATTTACCACAAAATTACCTTCAGATTGGAACAAACTTAAAAAGAAAGACAGACCTAATGGTCTTGAATTACAGAACCCACAAGACTCTGCAAAACAAGAACAGTTATTGAACTTATACTCAAATTCAAACACTAATACTGATAACACATTTAACGGAAAAGTAACATTCTAATGGAATATTTTAACAGATATCAACAATTTTTAGTGGACGGTGAACAAACTGTTTTACCATATGTAACTTTACCAAGAAAAAGTACAGATGTTAAATACATATACAGAGCACAACAAACTAGACTAGATAAAATAAGTCAAGAATATTATAATAGTCCATATTTTGGTTGGTTAATTATGTTAGCCAATCCTGAATTTGGTGGATTAGAATGGAACATTCCTGATAATGCTATTATTGTGGTACCATACCCTTTAAATGCGTCAATTCAGGACTATAATAATGCAATAAAGACAAGATTCTATTATTATGGCAGATAATTTCGGTGGTAGTGAAAATATATTTTATACAGATGATGCAAACATCGTTTTAATAGACCCAAATTCAATAATAGACAGTAAAGGTCTAAAAAAAGATAGGGTAATAAAACAAGAAAACCTTGTTATGTATGCCAATTTAGAAGTTGGTGCGGTACCAAGAACTAAATTATCTGTTGGTGAAAGTGTTGATAAAGCAATTAATAATGTTACAATTGCGTCAATTAACTTTTTAAAACCACAAGGAAAAAATTCTTTTGATACTAGTTATACCGATGAATTTACAGGAGGCAGAAATTTACAAGGTGCTGTAAATCAACGTTCATTTGATTTTAATAATAACCCACAACAAGTTAATTATGTGGATACACAAGTTTTAGGTATTAAAAACATAAGTGTTGATATTATGTTTAATGGTATACCAACTGTTAGTATGCAATTGGTTGACGTACAAGGTAGAGCATTATTTGAAACAGGAGGTAATTCACCATATTCAGTATTTTTGTATTATCCATACCCACTTTTTAAATTAACCCTAAAAGGTTTTTATGGTAAGGCAATTCAATATGAATTAATGTTAAGAAGTTTTAATGCTTCTTTTGAATCTTCTTCAGGTAACTATTTAATTGATTTACAATTTATAGCAAGAACAAGTGCAATATTAGATGATGTTAGACTTGGTTATTTGTTTGCATTACCAAATATGTATCCAAAATATACGGTACCTGTAACAACAAATAATAATACATCCCAACAAGCAGTTGCAAGTCAAAATCAAATAGGAACAAACACAACAACGGTATCAACAAAACAATTAAACAGTGTTGGATATAGTAAAATAAAACAAGTTTTTGATGAATACAGAAACAATGGACTAATCGATAAAAATGTACCTACATTAACTTTGGAAGAGATGGGTATTAATCTTTCAAAGTACACACAATTTTTAAATGAACAATTTGATAAACTTGATTTTACTAGAGTTGTTGGACTTAAAAAATATCGTGAAAGTATCTCAAAATACAAAACTGAAATTTCAAAATGGCAATCAGATTATATTAATACCGAAGATAAGATTATTTTAAATGACAACTCTGTGATGTACGGACTAAAACAAACAGTTACAGAAACTAATACATCTAACAGCACTTCAATAGGAAACAATCCAAGTGTAGCTGCAAGAGCCAATGTTACTTTAACAGGAATAACAGAATCAAACAAAAAAACTATAAACAATTTCCCAATATGGGGTAAAGAAATAAACAAACCTGAAAATTTTTTCAAATACGATTTATTCACTAGAAAGTTTACAGAAACAGATATTAATTTTGCAAAAACATATGAGGCAATAACACCAAATAAATTTACAAATGCAAATAGCCCACAATTTAAAAATTTTAAAAGGGAGTTAATTGAAGGTTTAAAATTAAAAGGTACATTACCAAGACCTGCATCTACAAGTACACCAAACCCATATTATTATACTTTTGAAGAATTCGAGGAAGAAATCGAAAATTTAAATACGGTTATAGACCAAAAAGACTTACAAGAAAATGAATTACTTAACGAAACGTTTCAAAATAAATTAAAATCTAGTTCTAACCCAACTAATTTAAATTTTAGACCAACAATAAGAAATGTTGTAGGTGTTATAATGGCATCTGTTGATGCTTTTTATAGATTAATGGATGATGTACACAAACAAGCTTGGAATGTAAGAAATGATAAACAAAGAATAAAAGCGATTATAAACAAAGGAATTCCATCGCAAGATGGTAAAGACGCTGTTGAAAGCAGTCAAAGAAATAATATTACAAATATTGTTTACCCATGGCCACAATTCGTACAGAAAAAAGAACAAAAGGGTGTTACAGAGTATCAAGTTACATACCCTGGTTCTAAATCTGTGGTTAATTTTACAAATGGTTACGATACAAGAGTTTGGCCTGAAGTAGAATTTGTTGAACAATTTTTAAATGGTGTTACTCAAAAAGAATTGACATATGATAATGAAAATCAAAATTCACCAACAATCGCATTACCATATACACCATTATCGGCAATAGAATTTGCATTTAAAAATAGAATATATAACGGTGAAAATGATAATCCCGATGCAATTTACCCTGTTTATGAATTATACGAAAGAATTTTATTGAATGCGTATTATTCAGGTTTACATTATACAGATACAAATCAAACATCAGATTTAATATTTGCGGGTTCGGATTTAGAATTAAGTAACTTAAAGAACGCTGGTATTCCCGAAGTAAGTGATTTAAAAAAAGTTTTTAAGGATAGATTACCGTCAGAATCTTTATATGATTATTTAAAATCAACAGGTGGACAAAATGAAGAGGGACCTGATTGGAACAGATTTAAAAACCAAGAATTTATTACACCATATCTAAATGAAAAAGTAGTAAACTCAACTGAAATTTTTTCTGAAAAAAACTACAGAAAATTAAGTAGAAACCCAATACAATTAGAATCACAAGGTAAACTAACAAATTTTTTATCGGCAAACACTAGTAGTCAAACAAGTATATTAGACACATATCCATTTATTATACCCGATTTTCAAAATAGAATGGAAAATCCTAAAGGTAAAAATTATTACGAAACAATATACACATACGGTTTAGACAGTAAAAACTTATTCATTAACAATGAAAAAACACCAATAATACCTTTAAGTAAAAATACATCGACTAAAAACGGATTCAATTCAACAGCCGAAAAATCTGCAATAAATTTGTTTTTTGAAACAAGATATGACAAACCAACTGAAAGGTATTTAACTGAAGGAAACTTTGAACCAAGTTCTCCTGGCATAACACAGAAACAAACAACAAGTATTTTTAACACGCCAATGTTTATGAATGGTGTGATGGAAGCAGCAACAAACACATCAGAAACACAATTCACTAAACTAGCGTTTTTATTTTTAAACTCACTACCACTTTCAACATTCTATGAAAGATATTTAAATTCTAGTATAACTGACACAGAGACACAAAAAAGTGATTACATATTTGCGTCAATGACAAAATTTTCTGCAGTACATAAAATACCATATGCTTTTTTATTAAAAATAGGTTCTATATGGCACAGATATAAAACATACATAAATACTAATGTTGATATCTTGGATAGTATTTGGAAAGATTTTGATTATGTAAAGGCATATACTAATGGTGTAGGAACGGATGATACTTACCAAGTTTATACTAATAATGATACATCCACTACTGAACCATTTAAATTAAATGGTACTGATAGTTTAAATCTTGGTTTTTATCCTGAATTGGTTAAAAACTTCTATAGTCTTTTTACAAATCAAAATAATTTTCCTGAATCATTAACTGACGCATCTAAAGAAAATTTAAAAATTGTAAGATATAATCCTGTTTCATTACCAACAGGTGCTATTAACACATACTACACATATTTTAAAATAACAGACAAATATTTACAATATTTTGGACCGTCAAATAGTAATAAAATATTAGTGTTACCATCTGCGGGATATCTACCTTTTGAACAAGCTTATTATCAATATACAAATGAAGGTGTAAAAACAAAATCAGAATTAAATGTCCCACAAGTATATAACGGTTCTGCAAGATTATTTTGGGATTCACCTAATTACGGTTGGTTTGATGCAACAAATCTATCTAAACCAAGACCCGACCAACATTTAAAATATATAAAGCCATTACAACAAGACATAAATAAACAATTTGAGTTCATACTTTCAACAAAAAACCCAACATATTCATCAATTGAAGATTTATTTGGTACTTTTGATTTTTCTCAATTAGAAAAATTTGAAAAAGAGTTTTTAGATTTTTGTAAAAAAGGTGGTAAGTCATCTATTTTTACAGGTACTGACGATATTCCATCAGAGTATGCGAACTTCCAAGAATTATTGAAAAAACTGTTTATTGTAGACGTGTCTGATATTGCAGATATAAAAAACTTTTCTAATACTCATGCAACAAGTATGAGTTCAGAAATTAATAAATTTTTAAATATAAACGTACATTTAAAAATTGGTAATCCAAAACAATTTGATAGAATACAGTTTGGTAATTTTATTTCTGCATCAACAAGTTCAGTACTTGCAATGAAACCTGTTAGTGCAATTACATATGGTGAATATGTTAAAAACACATTACCTGGTGCAGGACAAACAGTAACATTACAAGAATCTAAAGATAACAATGAAGAAGCTTGGAAAGCTCTTAATTTATACATAGGCCCCTCAACAATACCAAATTTAGGATTTGGTAATACTTCATACATATACGATTTCTTTATTGATAATAACATAGAATTTACCGCACAAAACGTTGAAAGATTACATAAATTAATAAAAATTTATGCAACACAAAAATATCTAAAAGGTTCATATGATTCTAATACATTTAAAAATGATATAACAAATATCTTACAAAATGTTTACAATAAAAGAACAAATATCGAATTACAAGTAAGAGGTAAATTAAATACAGTATTAACTGAAGGAACCGCTGCTGAATCCCCAAAAAAATCGACATTTGATGGAGACAGCTCAAAGTTAGAAATGTGGGAAGTTTTTAAAGCAATTAATGACAAATGGGTTGCGGGTATTAATTTTTCAGAAACAGGACCTGATAGAAAAGTATTGTTTGAAGAATTTTTATTCTTTGATAGAAGTAATCGAGACATTGGTGACGATTTTATTATTAATGTTGAATCTATTAGAAAATATTGTGTGTGGGAAAACTCAAACACATCTGTAATGAGTTTAATAAGACAATTACTTTCAGAAAATAGAATGAATTTCTTTGTAATGCCAGCGTACATTAATTTTTATGGTAAACCATCAAGACAGTCAACAACAAGAAATCAAACTATTTTAAATAATGCGAATGACACTTTTAGTACATTTGGTTATGTTGATTACACAGATTCAGGACCTAAATTTTTGTGTCAATATATTGGGAAACCATCAGAAACATTATCAATGGATAACGACCCAAAATATCCTTTCAATAGTGATTCTTTTGATATGGGTACAACCGCAGGAAACCCATTAAGAAATACGATAACACCAGCGTCAAATAAACAATTTCAAAACAATAAAGCGGTTGGTTTTATTGTGGATTTTGGTACTGTAAATCAAAGTGTATTTAAATCTGTAGAAATTGCACAAAATCAAAACGTAACATCTTCGGAACAAATACAGACTATTGTTGACATGGGTAGGTCAGGTGGAAATAAAAAGACGATGCAACAATCAACATCACTATTTGAATTGTATAAAAATAGAACATATGATTGTACATTAAAAACGTTTGGTAATGTTATGTTACAACCTACAATGTATTTTGTGTTAAGACATATGCCAATGTTTAATGGTACATATGTTATTAGAAGTGTTAAACATAATATAGGACCTGGTGTTTTTAACACGGAAGTAAGAGGACAAAGATTATCTAAGTTTACTAATGTTAATGTAACTGATGAGTTAGCGTCAATTAATCAAGATTTTACAAAAAAACTAAATGATAAGGTTAGAAATTTAACAGATAACAATCAAGTTGTTACATTTAATTCAGAAAGCGGTCAATATGTAACAGGACAAGAATCTAAAGATATTGGTATTTCAGGTAGAACACCGTATCAAGGTTTAATATCTACTTCTGTTGATACTGAATTACAAGCATGTCAAACAAGTTTATGGGGCGCGATTAACACTCCACCGTCAGAACAATCAAAACTTTCTGGTAAAACATTTAATGAAAACACTAACTTTACTAGAGATGAATTATTCCGTTTATTAAAAGGAAATGTTAAGGATAAAAATATGAGATTATTCCTTTGGGCATTGTTCTGTTTATCAAATTCAACAAGCACAGAAAAAGATACATCGGAAAAAACTGAATATACTATTAAACAAAACAATTTATTTGGTGCAACTGCCGATGTAAAATGGAATGAAGAATTGTTAAGATTTGTTGATGGATACAGATGTTTAAATAACACAAGTAAAGGTGTTATACCATTTTTAGATTTTAAATCACCAACAGAAAGTATATTATTTACCAATGGTTATTTTGAACAATTATTACCCACATATATAACAAGTAATAATACTGGAATATGTTTAAATTTCCAAGTTACAGGAACCACAACAAAAGATATTAATTGTACCGCAATTACATTTATTAAACTATGGTATGAGAAATGGTATACATCAGGACCAACCGCAACAACTAATATAAATGAAAATACTTCTGAATATGTTGGATGGACTAATAACGTCAAATATGCGATAACCCAAGCAATATTAAACGGACTTTTGAATTAACGATATATTTATAAATAAAAAAGATATGAATAGTATTAAAACTTTACTCGATAATTATCTTCAAAAAGATACTGTAGTTGCCGAAAAAGATTTAGGTAATGGATATAAAGAAGTTTGTGATTTACAAACAGGAGATTGTTATACTGTTAGATTAAAAGATGGTTTAATTGAAAGAGTTGACAATACAATGAAATTAAACAGAACTCTAAAGGTTGAAACACCAACAGGAGTAAAAACTTTATTAAAAGACTAAAATGAAAAAAACATTATCAGAGGCTTTATTGTCTGAATTGGGCAGATATAACCAAATTAACAAATATATTTCGGAACAAGATATACCTGCCGAAGACCCTGCAGGTGACTTACCACCATTAGGTGGAGATGTTCCCCCACCGCCAGCACCTGGTGATGCCACATTAGGAGGTGCAACTCCACCACCAACAGAACCTGTTGTTGAGCCAGGACAACCAATTGATGTTACTAATGACCCTGATGTTGAAGAAATTACGGATGATGAAACTACTGAGACAGGTAATGAAGATTCAGGAACCGAAGAGTTAGATATTACTGAATTAGTAAAATCACAAAAAGATATTCAATCTAAACAAGAAGAATACATGAGTTCAATGATGGCTAAATTAGATGATTTAGACCAAAAGTTAGCTCAAATGGATTCTATTTTTGAAAAAATTAACAATCTTGAAAACTCAATTGAGAAATACAGACCAAAATCTGCGGAAGAAAAATTACATTTGAGGTCTTTAGATTCTTATCCTTTTAATCAAAAACTTACCGATTTCTTTGAAGATAAAAAAGGTGAAATGGAACAAACAGGAAAAAATGAATATATTTTAAAACCTGAAGATGTTGAAGATGTTGACCATAGAGAAATTAGAAGAACCTTTGACCAAGGTTTAGCAAAGTAATTTGATTTCTTAAGATTCTTTATTATACTTGTTAATATAAAGTTTAATTAACAAAGATATGATGCAAGATTCAACATTTGATGCCGTATTGGCGCAGTACGAACAAAACACAAAACCATTTGGTGACTCACCAATGATGACACAAGAGGAAAGAATGAAGCGATATTTCGCAGCAATTCTTCCTAAAGGAGAAAATTCAGGACAAAGAAGAATTAGAATCCTTCCTACCACAGATGGTGGTTCCCCATTCAAAGAAGTATGGTTCCACGAAATTCAAGTAAATGGAGTTTACAACAAATTCTATGACCCCGACAAAAACGAAGGTGGTCGTTCACCTCTAACCGAAGTTTATGAAGAACTTATGAAAACAGGCAAGGAGTCTGACAAAGAACTTGCTAAACAATATAAGGCACGTAAATTTTACATCGTTAAGGTTATCGACAGAGACCACGAAGATGAAGGTGTAAAATTCTGGCGTTTTAAACACAACTACAAACAAGATGGTGTGTTGGACAAAATTATCCCAATTTGGAGGTCTAAAGGAAACATCACAGATGTTAATGAAGGTAGAGACCTTATTATTCAGTTGGTAAAATCTAAGACCCCAAAAGGTAAAGAATATACCACAATTCAAACAATCATGCACGATGACCCAAGTGCACTTTCAGCTGATAAAGCTCAATTGGAAGAGTGGAAGAATGACACAACAACTTGGGAAGATGTGTATTCTAAAAAACCTGTAGAGTATTTGGAGGCTATCGCTCGTGGAGAAGTTCCACGTTGGGATTCAGAAGCTAAGAAATACGTTTACGGTGACGAGGCAAGTGAATCTTTTGGTGGTAAGGCAAACTATTCAGACCCACAAGCGGGAATGGATGCTGACGAGGAATTACCATTCTAATTTAAATAAGCATGGACACATACATAGACATTGTGTCCATGCTTTTATTTTTTAACAAAAAAACAAAAAACACATAGACAATGGCAATAAAGAAAAATGATTTTAGTTCGTTGAAGAAGAAGTTCTCAACTTCGGCGAAATACAAACCGCAAAGATATCTTGACTTAGGAAAAGATTTCTTGGATGCGGTTGGACTTCCTGGTCCTGCAATAGGACACTTGAATATGTTCTTGGGACATTCGGATACAGGAAAAACCACTGCTGCGGTTAAAGCGGCTGTGGCGGCACAAAAGATGGGTGTTTTACCTGTGTTTATTATTACCGAACAAAAGTGGAGTTTTGAACACGCACAACTTATGGGATTTGAATGTGAAGAAGTTGTTGACGAAGAAACAGGTGAAACAGATTGGGATGGATTTTATATATTCAACAATAATTTTAACTACATTGAAGAAATTACTGATTATATAAATTCATTGTTGGATGCTCAAACAAAAGGTGAATTGGATTATGATTTATGTTTTATTTGGGATTCAGTAGGTTCAGTTCCTTGTAAGATGACTTATGAAGGAAAAGGTGGAAAACAACACAACGCTGCGGTTCTTGCCGACAAGATTGGTATGGGTATTAACCAAAGAATTTCAGGTTCAAGAAAATCGGATTCAAAACATGAGAACACATTGATTATTATTAATCAGCCATGGGTTGAACTTCCTGACAATCCATTTGGTCAACCAAAAATTAAGGCAAAAGGTGGTGAAGCAATTTGGTTGAACTCATCGTTGGTATTCTTATTTGGAAACCAAAAAGGTGCGGGAACAAACAAGATTACCGCAACCAAAGACAAACGTAGTGTTAAGTTTGCAATTCGTAGTAAAGTATCCGTATTAAAAAATCACATCAATGGTTTGGGATACGAAGATGGTAAGATTATTGTAACACCACACGGGTTCTTGGCAGGAAAAGACTCAACAGAAGAAAAAGCATCTATTGAGGCTTACAAAAAAGAATACGCTGACTATTGGAGTCAAATTATCGGAACCGATGGTGATTTTGATTTGAAAGAAGAAAAAGAAGATAGGGTTTTAGAATAATAAACTGAAGTGGTAAAAACATTAGTAGTTGACGGAGACAACTTATTTAAAATTGGTTTTCATGGTGTAAGAGATTTTTACCATGAAGGTCGACACATTGGTGGAATTTACCACTTCATTAATGTTATTCAAAGATTTCTATCAGATTATAACTACGATAAAATTGTAGTATTTTGGGACGGAAATAATAATGCATCCCAAAGAAAGGCTCTCTATCCTTTATATAAAGAAAATCGTCGCATGACGATGAATGAAGATAAGAAAGAATCTTATTATTATCAGAAAAATAGAGTAAGACAATACTTGGAAGAAATGTTCGTTAGACAAGTGTGTATTGACGACCATGAATGTGATGACTTAATTGCTCACTACTGTCAAATCAGTGATGAAAAAGTAACCATATTATCATCAGACAAGGATTTAACACAACTTATTTCAAGTAAGGTACACATCTACTCACCCATTGCGAAACAATGGGTTACAGACAAACACAAGATTAAAATTGGTACAATAGAAATTCCCGTACAAAACGTTGAATTGGTTAAAGTATTGTTGGGTGATAAATCTGACAATATTGAAGGTATTCAAAATTTTGGTGAAAAGAAATTAGTTAAATATTTTCCTGAAGTATTTGATAATGTTATGACAATAAACGATATTTTGGAAAAGGGACAACAATTACTTGCGAATGATACCAAAAGCAAACCACTTCAAAACCTACTATCAGGTGTTACCAAAACAGGAACCTACGGAGAAGAATATTTTAC